AGCCCTTTTGTAAGTTTGTAAATCGAATTTCGATTTAGAAGAACTTAGCGTCACCCATGGCAATTTTGCCTAGGTAATCGGCAGCATTACCAAGAGATGATGCTGTGTTTGTTAGTTCTACATAACCATAACGTGTCATGAAAGAAACTACTGGTTCCATTGTTGATGGATCTAATACTACACCAGAACTCATCAATGGAATGTATGGGCAATAGAAAGCTGCCGCATCCATTTCGTTAGGACCTTTGTAACCAACCAAGATTGGTGAAGTTGCATCAGCATAGCTGTCAACGTAAACACGAACTGAACTATTCAATGTACCAGCAAATTTAGTGTTTGTTGGAGCTTCGAAAGTACCTTCTGTTGTACGAGCAAACGCACTAGTTGTTGCGCTTTGTAGAACTGTTAATGCTGTTGGGCTAACAACAACGTAGTTACCAGCACCACGACGTGTACGCTGAGCAATACGGTTAGCAACATCATTAATCATGATTGCTAATACAGCGTGTTGGTCACCAACGAATGTTGGTGCGCCAGTGAATGCTGTACCGCCAGAAGCGGCTTGATCAAATGTGTGTACTGCTGTACCGCTTAGAGTGCGTAGTTTACCTAGCAACTCTTGGTCGATTTCAGCTGTAATTTCTTGAGCCAAAGCAGCCATAATTTCTGCTTCAACATCTAGACCGTGCATTGCTTGTGCATCTTGTGCGGCTTCAAATGTCCAACGAGCAGACATTTTACGAGTTTTAGCTTCAACAGTCTGTTTCAAGATCTGGATGCTTAACTTCTTACCAATAGCACCTTCCATTGTAGCTGTTGCATCTGGACCAGGATTGCTTGCATCGCCGTTACCGGAATATGCTTTAGCAATGTTAAATGGGCTTAATGCTTCGCTACCTGCTGTAACGCCAGCTGCAGTTTCAGCATAACGTACACGCAATGTGTGAATTTGACCAACTGGACCAGTCATTGGTTGAACACCAATGATCTCGTTAGCAATAACAGTAGGCATAACACGACGGATAACAGGTAAAATTACCTTGTTAAGAACAGCGATGTTACCGCTTTGTGTGGCACCTGCGCTAGCAGATTCCATAATATTTTTCTTTGTGTTTTCTAACACAGATTCCATAACAGCCTTACGGTTGCCATTCAAGCCTTCTAGTAGAACGTCTTTAGTTGCAGTCCAGTTCTGGGCTTCGAAAAGTTTTTCAGACATAATAGTCTCCTTAAATTTTTCCAATTCCGGCTAATTTTCTTAGTGAAATTATATCTGCCGGAGCAGTGTTATCACTAGAAGCTTTATCGCCTGTAACCGCAGTCTTCTGCGATGTTGTGCTTTCGGAAATTACAGCTTTGCCTGTTGGCTTGGCTGCTGTTTCATTTAAAACAGCTGGTAAGTATTTGTTATATGACTCACGAAGACTTTCAGTTTTCGTTGTTTTTAACAAATCTTGCATAATCTCACGCTTTTCTTTACCTAGCGGAGCTACCAACTCTTGCATGATACTTTGACGCTTTACGGCATCTTCAGCAATGCGAACCTTAGTTTGTGCTTTGACAATTTCAACATCTTTAGACGTCGCTACTTTAGTAGCTTGGCTTAATTTAGATTCTAAAACTGTTAGCTTGTCACTAAGTTTCTTAACTTGTGTACCGTCAGCAAAGCCACTTGCCATGAATTCACCGGCAAATGCTTCCATGATCTTACGACCAAATGCATTTTCACGACTTACTTGAATGTCTTCACGTAGTTGTGTAATTTCGCTACGCAATGATTCACCTAGAAGTTTTTCAGCTTTAACGGCTGCTTCTTTAATGAATTTTGCTTTTGCTTCAGCTATTACTTTGCGACCTTCGGTTACTAGGTCGACACGAGCCTTAACTAATTTGTCTTCATCTTCTTTCAACTCACGTAGTTCGTTGCTTAGTTTCTTAAGAGCAAATTCTTCAAGTTTCTCGAAGTTTGTTTTTTGTGTAGTACGGTCTTCTCTGAGTTCTTTAACTTCTTTAGCTAGTGCTTCTAAAACAAACTTGTTTAAAAGTTTAGCATGTTCTTTAACCTGCTTCTTGTATGCCACTTTCGTTTCTACAAGTTCACGTTTGTCAATTGCTAATTCTTCAAGTTCTTTACGAATTGCTTCGGAAATCATTTTGTCCGCTGCCTCTACAATAAGACCTTTGTCGTGCTCATAACGTTGACTAAACTCTTCACGAAGATTTGCTTCCACAGCTTCGTTGATTTGTTTTAGTTGTACGTCCCAAGCTTCTTGTAGTTGACTTTGAACTTCCTCAGATAAAACCTCACTGCCAAATAGTTCTTTAATTCCGCTCATCTTTATTCCCCTTAATTTTTATTTAGGTTATTGATGAACCTGAGAACCTCTTCCTTGAGGTGTTTTTGTGCTTTATTGTCATATCTAGATGCTTCTGCAACACCCCATAGGGCGCCACGTCTACGATCGTGCATAACACGTTCATAGATAGCTTTTGGATATGCGTTTGGAGCACTTGGTTGGGCCACGATGTCAACCGTGACTATCTCAAAATCAGAAACGCCACCAGATTCATTGACGTTGCCTGACCCCCTACTCGAAACACCAAGTTTAACTCCGCTTGACAGCAGAGTTTCGACAATTTTACCCATTGGTGTTGGTAGGATTTTTAATTTACCTATACCAGTGTTTTCATTCATGTACATGTTTGTAATCATGTGTGAAACACGGTCTAAGTTAACTTGTAGGTCATCAGGATGATCAGCTTCGCCGAGCACACTGTAACCATTTTTAATTTTTTCTGAAATGGCAGAACATGCTTTAGCAATTTCATTGACTTGGTATACACGCTGATTATGATTGCGTACACCACCTTCAATGAAAATGCCTTCCATGTAGAGATCTTTGCCACCCGTAGCATTTTCGACGATCTGCGTTTTCATCTTAGCTTGATCGTATGTTAATGATTCTACTAATGGTAAGTATGCCATTTAATTAACTCTTTGCTACTGGGCTAGTTTTATTGCTAGCGGCATCACCGTTCTTAGGAACGCTTACGCCTTTTGGAGCTGGAGCCTTAGCATTGCCAACTTTGTTTACGTTGCCCATGTCATCAGTCTTGCTACTTGGAGTAGCTTGACCTGCACCAGCTTCGCCTGTGAAGTTAACTGCTTTAGCACCGTTGCCGCCTACTTTAGGACCATTACCTACTGGACTCTTAGTATTTGCGCCATTGTCGCCATGTGTTGGCTTGCTAACAGCTTTTAAAGTTGTTGCTTCACCAAAAGCTCTGTAACCTTCTTCAGTTGGTTCATCACCGCCCATAGCTGGAGCATCACCCATAGCTGGCTCATCGCCGCCCATAGCTGGAGCATCACCTGTTAGTTCAGCAAAAAATGCTTTTAATTCTTCTAGTGCGTCTGTAGCAACGTCTAGTTTTTCGGCTGCGCCTTCAGCACCAGCTGGAGCACCTTCTCCTCCTTCAGCGTCGCCCATAGCCAAGTCAGCCGTAGCTTCGTCGTCTGTAGGTTCATCAGCTGCCATTGGGTCTTCGTTGTCATCGGCTTCACCGAATAACTCTTCGTCTGCTAGGTCTTCTTCGTTAGCAATAACTTCATCTTCGAAATCATGGCTAGCAGAATCGCCAAAGCCTTCGTCTAAGTCTTCTTCGACTTCTTCATCTAATTCTTCTTCAGCAGCTTCGTCGAATTGACTTAGCTCTTCATAGATTGATTTGCCTTTTTGAACAAAGTACTGATGTAGCAAGTCGCTTGCACGATCATCTTCTTTGTTAATAAGGGCTTCTAAAACTTGTTCTAATGTATGTTTAGACATAATGTATTTCTCTCCTTTTGGCCAAAAATGGTTGTCTGTATTATATTTACAGATATATTACAATAGTATGGGGAAATAGGGTTAAAAGCCCAGTTTTCTAAAAGAAATACAGGTTAAGTATACAAAATTTACATTGGCGCTACGGGCCGCTGATAAATCTTCTTATAAAGTTCTTTGCGATCTTCGATTTCCATCTTTCGAATTTCTCGCATTTTTCTAAGCTTACTTAAATGTTCAAGAGTTAGTCTAGGACGTCTTGTATCCATTTTTTCTGCTTTAGCCAATTCATTATTTGCAGGATCATTGAATCCTGGTTTAACTTCCATTAATTTCATGCTGGTGCTCCTGGGGTTGGTGCTGGGGCTCCTCCAGCTGGTGCGCCACCTAATGGACTAGCGGATCCGGTTTCTCCGCCGGCTGCTAAATCTTGTGCACCTTGTTCAGTCTGTCCTAATTCTTCCATGTCAGTGTCAGTTGGACGTTGTACACCTAATGTATTCAAATCACTGCCTGCTAGTGCTGCATCAGCCGAGGCCATCTGACTTCCATCGTCATCTGGATTCTCTTCACGCCACATTTGTTCGTTGTCAACTAACTCTTCATCAGTCAAGCCTAAATATTTCTTCAATACAAAGCGTCTGCTTAGATAAGCAACTTCACTTAGCTGTCCAAATACTGCGGCTCT